CCGATGTGACGCCGTTTTTCAGCGTGTTGAAGTCATTGAGATTGACGCCGCGATCCGTCCCGCCAGGCGTCAGGGAATTTTTGAGCGAGTTGTACCAGTCGACCGAGGAGTTATCGAGCTTGTCGCCGATCCCCGCGAGCGACGTCAGATGTCCGATCGCGGTATTGATCGCGTTGATCGACTGCGCCGATTTACCAGACGTGAAATCCTGCCGCACCTTCACGCGCGCGTTATTGCTCGCCTGCGCGGTATCGAACGACGGATCGTACGCCTGCGCCGCCTCCAGAATGCCCTGCCAGTACGGGGTTTTCAGCGCCATCGCCGAGGGAAACGGCATGCGCCCTTCGGTGAGCGACTTCACGATCCCTGCGGTATTCGGCGGGAGCGCCTGAAGCACCGCCGCGCCCGTCACGCCCTGAGGAAGCGTCGTACCGGCTTCGGTTTGTGCCTTCGCGCGCGCGGCTTGCGCCTGCGCGTTTTCGAGATTCGCTTTTGCCGCCGTGCTGGCGTTCGCTAATGACGCTGCGTCCTGCTGATTGAAGTACGCCGCGACACTTGGCTGTAGGTGTCCCGGCAATGCCGCAAGGATCTGCGCGCGCGTTGGAGCGCCCGGCGCCTGGCCGTCCGCGAACGTCGGGGTATCGCCTGGCCGTCCTGTCGCCTGCACGATCGGCCGAGCGGGCGACATGGCGTTGTCGATCGCCGCGCGATCGCTTGTCGCCGCAATGTCCGCGCGATTGCGCTCTGCGCTCGCGTCGATCATCGCCTGCTTTTGCGCTTCCGCCTGCCCGATCGCCGCCTGCCCGAGCCTGAATCGATCGGTGTCGGCGCCCAGGCGCTCATTGGCCGCAATCGTTTGCGCGTCCGCCGGAGAATAGGGACCGCCGCCGCCAGGAGCCGGCGCACCGAGCCCCGCCGACTGGACCCGGAACGACATCCCGTTGTCCGCCGCAGTCTGTTGCGCGCGCTCGAGGCCGCCGTAATACGCGTCCCACCCCGGATCGACGAGTACGTTGGGCATCCCCGGATTAAGGACGTCCGCGTCCGCCTTTTCCTTGCGGTAGTTCACCGCGTTTTCGAATTGAATGTCTCGAGCCGACCGGCCCGCCATCGACGCGTACCGCGCCATTACAGCACCCCCTGTGGCGTATAGCCCCAAGACGGCTTTGGAGGAGGCGTGTACCCAGGATGCGAGTTATTCGGAGGATTCTGGTAGCCGCCGGCCGGGTTGTTGTACACGTTCGGCTGACCGTAGGTGTACGAGGCGTACGGAGACGTCCGGTAGTTCTGAGGCGCGCCGGGTTGCTGATAGCCGCCGTAGAGCGGCCCGTATCCGCCTGCGTCGAGCCACGCCGTCCGCGAGCGATCGAACTGTGTATTGTTTTCCTGATCCGCGAGTTGTCGCGAGCTTAACGAAAATCCCTGCGCCTGTCCGTTCGCGCCAAGGTTCCCGTTGAACGTCGCCATGTTGTTCCCGAAATTGCCCTGTGACGTATCGCGATTCGTGTCGTACGTCGACAACGCATTTCCGTACGCCTGCTGATAGCCCGTCGCCGCTTCGTTCTGCGCGTAGTCGTTCAGCGCCTTCGACGTCGCACCAGTCAGAAGCGTGCCGCGCGCGGCTGCGCCGTTCTGGATCGCCTGCGTGCCCTGCGAGAGGCGAAATTTCAGCGTCGGATCGGTCAGGGGATTGTTGGGATCCGGAGGCGTGAACGTCCCGTACGCGGGAGCCGACGGCGCCGCGCCGGGAGCGCCGGCACCCGTACCCGTGCTGCCGGCCGTGCCGAGCCCAGTACCGGATCCCGTGTAGTGCGGGAAGTAGCTGTACGCGGTTTGATCGAGTGACTGATCGTGGGAATAGCCGGGTTGGTAGTAGAACCCTGGCGCGGATTCGTTGCGCGAAACCGTCCCATTGGCGAGCCCCATGATCCGCTGTTGATCAGCGGGATCCGTGACCACGTTACCGAAATTGACCGCCATAACCGATTATCCTCTTATCGTTTGCGTTGACGCAATCACGCCGCCTTTCCGTCGATCGTGCCTTTAATGTGCTGACCGAAAACCGTCACCGTCACGCCATCGCCTTTCTTTGCGTACCCGGAAAGATTCGGCACAGGGGGAATTGCATGCTCGAGCGCCTCGACGCGCGACTGGAGCGCCGCGATCGCGGCCTCAAGACCCGACGGATCGAACGCTGGAACGGGAACAGGCACCGGAACCGGATCGGGAGTCGGAACGGGTTGGGGAGGCGCAGACTCCGCACGGTACTGCTTGCCCCACGTCACCGCCGCGAAATCGCTCCGCTGCCGGTTGTCGCCGGTTGGCGGATTTTGACTCCCGCGGCAGTTCCCCGCGACCACGAAGACGTACACGAGCTCGCCCGGTTGCGGTTGATTGCCCTGGAGCGCACCCCACCGGCCGTCGTAGAACCAATCAGCCGAGATCGTCGCGACGCCGCCACCGGCCGAGAGAACGCGGCCCTTCCAGAACTGGACGACTGGCGAGGCCACCCACCGGCCGCCGACAAAGCACGCCATGCCGAGCGTGTACTGCACTGTCCCGCCGGAGCCATCACCGAACGGCAGATCCGGCCAAGCATCGCGCCCGGAGTGATCGACGACAAAACGGCCCGTCGAGAAATCCACTTGCGTGATCGTGGCCGTTTGCCTCCACGAGGCCAGATCTGCGGGACCGTCGACAATTTGCAGGGTAGTCGGATCGAACGGAGTAGGCATAGGCGCAGGCACCGGAACAGGAGTCGGAACAGGAACGGGAGTCGGAATAGGAGTCGGAACGGGAACAGGAACGGGCGCCGGATCCGCCGCGAACGGCCGCGAGAGAATCACGACCGCGCCCGGCCGGCAGACCGCGGCCCATACGGACGCAATCGGATCGAACCGCGCGTGTGGCTCGAACGCCGCACCCGTCAGCACGGTAAACGTCACATTGTCGGCATGGCCGAGCATCGCAAGCGACGCCACCGACTGGCCTACCAAGAGGCCGTTTTCGCCGTCTGGCAGCATGAGCCAGCCGCCATCCGTGTAATGCGCCGACCGCTCGAGATCGACCTCGATCGGCGCGCCTGTCGGATCCATGTCTAGGAACCCCTGCGATGTCGGAGACAGCGGGAATGTCCCGATTAGCGTGCACGAGCCATCCGCGCCGATCCGGAGCGAGTCATACGCGACATTCGATCGCAGCACGATCGCGCGGAACGCATCGCCGAACCACCGCACCGCCGCGACGTCCTGCCCGAACGCGATCCCGATCGAGCGGACCACGCCATTAACCACGTAGACGAACGCGCCCGACTGACCCTGACCGACCGCGCACCAGTCGCCAGCAGGCGACACCGCGAGCCGCAGAAACCTACAGCCATCCGGCAACACGACCGCCGGCCGCGCCTGCGGCTGATACGCCGGCCCGTGGAGCTCGTAGAGGTTCAGGTTGCCCGGCCCGACGGCATCCGTGACCGCCACAAGGAACCCGCCGGCAGGGAGCGCCGCGACGTCCGCCCATGCGCCGCCGAGTTGTCGCGTTACGATGTTCACTTCGACACCCCGTATACCCGGATCGTGCCAGACGTGATATTTCCGCTCGAGAACAGGAACCGGAACGCGTTGACCGCCGTTGTCGAGAGATACACGCCCTCAGTTGACGTCTTCTCGAGTGGCCCCGTCGACGCGAGATAACTCGCCTCCATTTGCACGCGCTTATAGAGCGTCGCGCTACCAGGCGAGAACAGTCGAACCGTCCCAATGACGCCGTAATGGCTGTCGTTGCTGATGTCCGCCGAGCTCCGCAACGCGATCTGCGCGACTGGCGCACTAGGAGCCTGGCCGGCGGCCGCGCTGCCGTTGTGCGCCCAGGCGAATGTCGCGACCGCGTACAGGTTCGTCGCGTCATAGGTCGATCCGCCGTTCGTCGACATCCGCAGCCAGAAATCAACAGCAGTCGTCGCCGGAATGACGTTCACGAGCTCGATTAGGTATTCGTCGAAATCGGATTGAATCGTCGCGCCAGACTGGCCCGAGACGTTGCGGGTTGTAAAATCGAGCGTCGCAGACGTCGAGGCCGTATGTTCCTCGAGTAGCACGAGCGCCCCGGATGCGCCGGCCGCGCCAGCGGCCCCAGTCGCACCAGTGGCGCCCGTCGGACCCTGCGCGCCGACCGTCTTGATGCGCCCGTTCGCGTCGATCGTGCGAAAACTCACAGCGTGCCAGCCTTCGCGCGCACCGCCGCGAGCGCCTGCGCCGGAGTAATCGCGCCAAGCGGAGGCGAGAGCGCGGCCCGAATCGTGTTGATCTGATCGAGCAGCGTGAGGAGGAGAGCCTTTGTCGCGATCGGCATCCCGTCGACGCTAAACTGTGCTTCGATCTCCGGCGTATCGGCCGGGGCATTCGTGATGACCGTTTGTGTCTGGCTGATCTGCTGTGCCGTCCAGGCGGTATCCTTGTCGAACGTGGCGGTAAACGGATCGATCGTGGGTCCGCCGCCAATACTCGCGTCGGTTTGGCGCAGTGTCGTGAGCACGGACGGCCAATGGGGCGCCGTTGCGCGTGCAGCCGTAAAAATCTGTGAAAAAGCCATTTAGATTACGCGGACAATGAATGGGCCGGCAACCGACGTGTTGTTGGGTGAGGCGCTCCATGTGGTTCCGTCAAGTTTCACGATCCCTATTTGCGTAGCCGACACATTTTCAGATACCCCGAACCCCACGCCGCGCGTGCCGTTGTCTGATACAAACAGCATCGATAGTTCATAGGATCCCGTTGCGGTTTGCAGGCCATTGGGGAGCGTTATTTGAAACGTAGAGGCCGGCGTGCCGCTTACGCTTGTCGTAACAAGGTATAGCTCCCAAAACAGCGTTGTACCTTTAAGGTAATACCTGTTCGTCGTGACGTCGCCGCTATCTACGGTCCATGTCATTGAGGCCGCGCCGGTAAAATTGCCGCCGCTGTACGCGACGTTGATCCACGCGCCCTGTTCGTGTGAGATCAGACGCCATCGTGCAGCTGTGCCGTCGTACTGGCACGTTGCAGTGCCGATGCCTGCCGCTAATGGCGTTTTCCCGCTCGTGACAAAACAGATAATCCGACTCGACGCCGTTACATCTCCAGCGTCTTGATTCGACAGGTCTACTTCTCCGGCGCCAACCGACACAATCGTGACCCGCTGACCGTCCGCGCCGGCCTTGAGGCCGCGCAGTGTCGCCAGGCTCGCGTTATTGAACCGGATCAGATCGGCATTGCCGAAGTCGAGATCGTCGACGTTACCAGTGGCCGTCGTCGTGAACACCGACTGCCCGATCGTGACTTTTTCGCCGCCGTTGATGTCGAGAACCGAGAACCCCATTACTCGCTCACGTACTGCAACGTCTCGCCCGGCTGAAGGGTTGGTTTCGCCAGCACCCGCGCCGTCCCGTTGTTATTGATCTGGATCGTGACCGTCGCCGCGACCGTATCCGCGTTGTAGACCGACACGTACTTGACCTGTCGGACGTGATTCGACGCCGGAGCCGCGATCAGCGTCACCGCCGTGGTACTGTTCGTCGCGCCGTCGCCTTCCGACACGGCACTAATCGCAAATGACGCATCGAGATCGACATAATGCGCCGTCCACGTCAGTTGATTCGTGGTAATGGCGCCCGCGAGCTTGACCTCGAGCGATTTCAGCGTGGAATCGAGCAGAATCACAGGATCCTCAGCGAGATGTACGCCTCAGTCACCGCAGGCGAGAACCCCGTAAACGTCGTCTGACTCGCCGCCGTCACCCGGCCTTTCTGATCGACCGTCACTGACGGAATATGCGTCGCGTCGCCGTACGCGCCAGGTGTCACTGCGGTATCCGCGAGCCGCGCATCGCGGATCGTGCCCACAAGGAGATCGTTCGCGTTTGTCGTTTCGAGATCCGCGAGGCTCGAGCCGGCCTTGTTGACCTTCGACCAGGGCAACGTCGGGATCTGATCGACCCCGAAGACGCCTGACAGCACATGCGAGGCGTCAAACGTGCGGATCGCGTCGACGCCCGACTTAAGCGCGTTGAACCACTTGAGCCACGAGATCGAGATCCGACCGTCGCCGCCTTCGATCGGTGCCGCATACGACGGCACCGGAGGCAGGAGCGCCGCGGCCCCTTGATTGATGACCTGTCGCCCGTCGGTATTCGTCGACTGGAACGTGTACGCCGCCGGAGCCGTCCCAACCCCTACCACCGTGACATCGACCGCGCCGACGGCATGCGCCGGAGTGGTACAGGTGATAATCGCATCGCTCTTGACGACAACGGCCGTTGCGTTGACGCCGCCGAACGTCACGCGAGTAGCCCCAGTAAACCCGGTGCCCGACACCGTGACCGACTCGCCGCCTGTCGACGCCCCGGAGACGGGATAGACGCTGCCAACCGTCTTCGGAGTTGTTGGAGTCCCGCCGTGGTACGTGATCGTGATCTGGAAATTTGAGATCACAACCCGCATGCTGCCGCCGGCTTGCGCGCTGTTGTCACAATTCAACGTCCAAGCGAACGCCGCCGCCGCGAGCCAGTCCGACCACGGGCTTACCCCATCCACGATCGTCCCGTGCATGGATCCGCTCTGCGAGCCGCTCCACGTCGCGCCCGCGCCGGTTGTCACAGCGATCGATCCGCTATTCCCACCCGGCGCCGTCAGGGCATAGTCGGCTGTAATATCCAGCTGATCGACGATCGCGTCATGCGGGATCACGCCGTCGTCGAACGGCGCCGCCGCGATCGAGACAAAGACGGTTGAATGGCCGGCCCCGAGCGCCCCCTGCGAGAACGTGCCCGAATCGCCGTTCCACGACGTAGACGACCACCCCGAGACGACCGAGGCCCACGAGCCCGTGTCGTTGCGAGGTGCCGCGCGCTGCGTAATAACGTGTGTCGCCATTACGCGAGCGCCGACCGCGCATCAATGAACGCGTCGACGATCCTCCACGGAATCGGATCACTCGCCTGGAGCTCGAACACGCGATCGCGCGAGAGCCCGAGCCGGCGCCAGATCGCGCGCGCTTTGTACGCCCCGCGCACCCCGGCCGAGCAGTCGTGCCAGGATCCCCACGTCTGGCCGCCGTCGTCGCTCCAGCGCAGCGAAAACGCCGGATTCGAGCCCTGTCCGGTCAGGAGCGCCAGGCCGGCCTCGAATTCGACTTGGAGCCGATCGACGATCAACCGCTTGCCGTCGCTCGACAGATGCGGAGCCCGACGCAGCCGCCGCCGGCCGTTGCCGTCGATCCCTGTCGCGATGTCGACGCCCTGTCGATAAATGACGCCGGCCGCGTCGCCCGTCAGATGATAGCCGGCCGCGAACATGTGACCGTAGACGTGCTCGCCGGAGAAATCGTATCCGTTGAAATCGCCGCGCTCGTGCCAGAGCCCCGTTGATTCGTCGTAGACCCAGGTTGCGCCGGCCGCCGGGAACTTCAGGACGTAGAACGTGTGTCCGAGCTCGCTATAGACCCACCCCTGAGCGTCGAGGAGTGTCGGGTAAAGCGACATGGCCCACTCGAGCGCATGCGTCGAGATTCGCTCCGGCGTGTAGCCGTTCGCGCGCTTCACGACGCCGCCGCCGGCCTTCGTTTGCGCGAGCCATACGGGCGCGCCGCCGAGTGTCGCGATCGACCATGGAGCCGTCCCGCCTTCGTCGACGAAGACTGACGGATTCGGAATGAACGGAAACGGCGCCAGGCCGGCGTTATAGAAGACGTTGGACGTTTGCGAGCCGAAGAACCAGATTTCCTTGCGAACCACCTGCATGCCCAGCCACTTGTCGGGGGCATCGTTCCGTTGAGCAACCTGCGTCGCGTCCCATTGCGACGCCGAGCCGTCCTCGAGCGCCGAGATTTTAAACGTCGACGTGGACGGATCGAGCGCCAGGAAAAACCCATCCAGAAATCCGCAATACGACGCCGCGACGTTCAGCGCCGAGAAGACTTGTGAGCGCAGATCGTAGAGGTACAGCTGCGAGCCGCTCGAGAGAAGCAGTTGAAACCCGCCGTCACCGTTGCAGGCAAACGTACACGGCTGATTATCGGGATTGTTGAGGCCGGATCCGCGGAGAGTAGCCGTCGCGCTCGTCGCCGTAATGTTCGTGAGCTCGTACAGGTTCGATCCGCCAACCGCGAACGTCTGGCCGTTCAGGGTGTAGCCGCCACGAAACGGCGCCGCCACCGAGGAGATCGCGAGGTAGCCAGGCACAGGATAGAGCGCAAATCCGGATTGCCCGGACGCGAGCTCGATCTGTTCGGGGTACCAGTTGACGCAGCGATCCGCCGCCGCGATCTTTGACTGGCTCGTGTAGGACGGGCCGACAAAGCCCGGATACCGCGCCATTTACTCCCCCGCGAGGAATTCGGCGTGCGTGATCGTGCGACGGCCCGCGCCCATTTGCTTAAGCGTCGACTCGATTCGCATTTGATTAGGCGAGACGCTGATCCGCTTGATGTTGCCGAGGGTTGTCGTCGCCATCGATCCAACCTGCGCCGGCACTGGTACCTGCCACTCGGCGCACATGTCGACCGCGAGGCAGTACCGGAGCGCCTTCGCCCAGCCTGGCGGGACCGAGAGCGTTGCGTTGATGTCCGACACGCTCGTGACCGCCGAATCAGGCGTGTACAGGACAACCGAGATCGTCGGATCGATCGGGACGGGATAGACGCTGCCTGTTGCCAGCGGGTACGTATCGTTTAGGTACACGCCGTACGGGAGCGTTGCTTGGATGCTCTTGATCGGGATCTTTGCCCAGTCGTCATCGGTGTACAGCGTGATCCCCATCTCGAGGCCCGTCGCGTCACGCCAGGAGGCCCGATCCCACCAGAGCGGCCGCTCAAAATTCCACTGACCGCCCGCGCCGATCGTGTAATCCTGCTGCATGGCCGTGAGCGAGAGCACATGCCGGCCCTGGACATAGATCGTCTGACGCTGCGTCCGCCAGTCGTCGAGGAGCTCCGACGCGACCTGTAGCGCGGTATCCTGCTGCGCCGGCTGAATCGGCTCGCCTTCCGCGAGCACGCCAGACAGACGGAGCGATCGCGTCAACCAGTCGCGAACCGTGAACGTCATCGCCGGTTACTTAACTTCTTCGCTGAACTGGACGCAGGCGTAATGATTCGCGCCGCCGGCTCCGCCCGTGTTGTTGTGGAGCTCGAGGCCGACCGTTCCGCCCGCCGGAATGTAAATCGCGTCCCGCTTCGTTAACCCAGTCGCGTCAAACAAGACGAGCGGGCTTGCCTGGCCGACCGTGGTAGTCGTCCCGACGAAATATGAGGCGTTCGCGAGCGTCACACCGTCGGCGCCGCCGCCGGTTGCGTTTTCGCGCACGATCCCGGTAAAGAGCGAAGAAAACGGCGTCAGCGCAGACGGCACGAGCGTAGATCCGCCCGTACTCGCCGACGTGGTACGCCGCAAGACCACCTGCTGATACCCGGCCGCGGTTTGCGTCCCAGGAACGATGTAGACCTTCCAGACGTACACGGCATACACCGCGCCCGGCTCGACATGGAGCATATCCGCGGCCGCCGTGAGGCTTTCCGCGTCCGAGCACGACAGGTACATCGGGTATTCCTGTGTTGACGCCACCGTGGCCGACAGCAGGAACGCCGCGAGGAAACCGCAGATTCTTTTCATGACTAGTCTCGCACCGCTGCGCCGCCGAGCACTTCGGCAGCAACCAAGCCGGCGCCCTCAGCCGCCGCAACGCCGGCCGCCTTCGCGCCTTTCCCGACCGTCTTCGCCGCTTTCTTTGCGTCCGCGGCCAGCTTCTCCGCGAGCTCCGCGGGGCTGTCCAGCCATCCGGCCTTCGTATGGACCGCGTGATCCGCTTCGGTTTCGACGATCTTTGCGGCTTCCGTTGTGTGATAGATCCATCGCGGATACGGAATCGGCTCGTACTGTTCGCTCATTCGTTCACCCCTTCACGATCCGCGCACCTCGACGCGAGAGAGCCCCGGACGGCCGGCAGGACGCCGACCGCCCAGGGTAGGCAGGAAGGATTACGCGACCGAGCTACCCGCGACGCGGCAGACCCACTCAGGACGCAACACGACAACGCCAAACTTGACGTCGAACCGCGCCTTGAATCGATCGTTGTCGCCGTCGAAGTACCGGACGAACCGCATGGAGATGCCAAGCTGATCGTCGGTTTTCGTCGCGCCCATGTCGACGCCCTTCGGCATCGGCAGTTCAGCGAACGCGAGCGCAATCGCACCCTTGTGCCACGCGATATGGTTCGCCGCACCCGTCGACGCCGTGCCCACGACCGTAATCGCGGCCGCGCCGGCAGGAGACGCGTTGACCGTCTGCTGTCCGCCCGAGGTAACGATCGGGGGATAGATCGCAATCGTCGCGTTGCCCGAGCCGTCCGCGCTCACCGCGGCCGTCACGAGGAACTGCTGAAGCACGCCATTCGACGTCTTCGACACGGGGTTGACCTGAAACACGTTCGCAATCGTGAACACGTCGTTCTGATTGAGAATCGCGCTCGAGGCCGTCCAGCCGTTCGTGACCAGGCTCGATCCCGTCTGACCCGCGCCGTTGACCGCGCCCGCGCCGGCCTTCGTGCCGACGGTATGGATCCCGATGTTCTGATCCATGGCCCAGTCAAAGCCAGCGACGTTTGACGCCACGAGGCCCGTCTTGTACTGATCCGCCAGTGCAGGACCCGACTGGAACAGCCCCTTAAGGCCGTCGACGATATCCGCATGTCCCTGCGGCCCGAGGATCATGGCGCGCTGACCGTCACGCGGGCAGGCGTTCTGATCGAGCTTCGCGCCGCACGCGAGGAACGTTGCGAGCGTATTCGCAGGCGATCCGGGCGTGCCGACCACGTTCTGTGTCTGGCGCGCAACGGTCAGGATCTGCTGATCGATGTAGTTCGCCAGAATCGCGATCTGCGGCTTGATGATCTGATCGGAGAATGACGACAGGTTCTGCGCCATGTCGTCCGAGTTGATGAACGTGTCAACGCCGATCTGCGTCTGAACAGGAAACGACACGAACTCGTCGAGCACGTCCTGCGCCGCGTACGTGCGACCAAGGCGAACCGTGTAGCGGTTCGGCTTACGGACGCGAATCGTATCGCTCCGGTTCGATCCGCCGTGCTGTCCGAAGAGTGCTTCTTTCTTTCGATCGCAGTACTTCGCCGCGACAAGCGTGTTCTCGAGGACGCTCAGCGCCTCGAGCGAAATCACGTTGTCGGTAAGAAAGGTATTGGCCATGGGCCACCCCAGGCGCCCGGTAATTGGGCTTGCCTGCGAGTCACCCCGGCCGGCTTAGCGGTGGGACGCGCGAATCCTTGGATACCAGCGGCTCGAGACGGGCCGACGAAATCGCCTCGAGACGTGTTGACGGCCCTGTGTCGCGTTGCCGCGCTCGTCGCCTCCCTGCCGCCAGGAGAGGAAACGAGGATCCCTTACGGGAATCAATCGGACGGCTTACGGCCGGTCAGTCGTCCCGCGCACATGTGGCGCCGGGTTCCATCACGGCCGGCCGGCGGGTTACGACGCCCACCGACCGGCCTTCCCTTGGTGTCTCTTACGCCGCGACGAGCTTTGTCCGCGCCTTGCGGTAGTCGCTCAGTCGGTTCATGCGATCCACGTCCGGAGCCGCCGGCACGTCGCCGCCGCCCGTCTTCCGCTCGATCGGCGCCGGAGCCTTCGACAGCTTCCGCGGTTTCTCTTCCGCCGGCTTCTCGTCCGCCGGCTCGTCGGCCGCTTCGTGCTCCGCCTCGATCCGCGCCATGACGCGCCCGAGCTCGTAGATCGCCGAGGCTTCATTCGGCGCGCCCGCGATCGCCTTCGCGACCCGAGGATCCGAGGCCATCCGGTACGCGAGCTCGTGTCCGAGCGGATGCCGCGTAATGGCGTCGACTGCGATCCCGTAGTCGCCGCCTGCGTCTTCGAACTTCGTCACCGTCGCGTCGAAATCGTCGTGTGCCTTTGCGCCGGCATCCATAACCCGAGTCATTGCCTGCTGGATCGCGTTGCCGCGCGCGCGTTTGTCGGCTTCGGCCTGCTGCGCCTTGAATTCCTGGCGCGCCTCCCATCGGGCTTGCGCCTTGACGTACTTCTGGTAGTCGTCGAATTCCTCGACCTTCGGCTCCGGATCGTCCGGATCGGCCTCGACGGCTTCCGGCTTGGCTTCCGGCTTCGTCTTGCCGGCCTTCAGCGCCGCGAGCTCCTCGCGCAATTCCGCGAGCTCTGCTCGAGCCGCGTCACGCTCACCGGCCGTGCGATGCTTTTCGGCCGTGACGTCATCGATCCGCGACTGAAGCGACTTCTTCTTAGCCGCGAGCGCCTTGCCGGCTTCCGAGGCTTTCGCTTTGTCGTCTGCCGGCTCGTCTTCGGTTTCGGGCTCCGGTTGCGGATCCGCCGCCTCTGGCACCTCTGCCGGCGGGGTATCGACTTCGCCCCTGCGCGCGCGGTAGTCCGCGAGCGAATTGACCTGATCGAGCGGCTTCGCTTCGGCCGCGGCTTCAACTACTGGCGTGGTTTCGGCCTGATCGGCCATAACTCAGTATCCAACCTTTCTTTGCGTTGACGCAAGCCTACCGGGCGAAAAAACGCCCGACGCGCTCCCGAATGACGTCCGCCCCAACCCCGAGGCCGAGCGTTCCACCGTCGCCCAACTGGACGATCGCGACCACCTCGCCGGCTTCATTGAACACCGGGCCGCCGGATTGCCCAGGCGTAAACGACGCATCCACCCCGATAAATGGGCCGCCGTCGCCATCGGGAAGTCTCACCGACGTATCGCTGACATGCGCGGTTTTGAAGAATGGCCGCTCGAGACCGTATCCGTACCCGACGCTCATTACGTCCGCCCGAATCGCTGGATCATGCGCCGCGAGTGCGACCGCTTCGCGCGAGGGATCGAGCTCAGCCACCCGCAGCACCGCTAGATCTTTCTTGGCGTCCAGCGCCACAACGTCACCCTTGACGCGATCCACCCATAGCACGTCGCCGGCCGTGCAATGCGCCGCCGTCAGCACGTATTTGGCTTTTTGGTTGATCACGAATCCGGAACAGCTGCCCTTGTCGCCGACCTGGATATAGACGACGGCGCTCTGTGCGTGCTTGACAACCAAATCCCAGGCATCCGCCCGGAGGCCGGCCACGACGGCACACGAGATCAGAACGGATAACAGCACCTTACGCATGGGGAACCTCCTTACGCCGCCTGTGCCGGCGCCGCCGGCTGATCGGGAGTCTGCGCGGCCTGGATGGCCTGCGCATTTGCCGCCGAACGCTCCTGATTGTCGACCGTGTGCGATTGCGTCATTTGCGCCATGCCGGCGTCATGCGCGCGATCGTGCGCCGCCTGATCGGCCTGGAACGCCTGCACGCCGAGGCGCGCGCGCTCGTCCATGAACAGCGCCAGACGATCCACCTTCGCGCCGAGCTCCGCGACAGAGATCTTTGTTTCGCTGTCCCGCTCGAGCTTGTACTTTTGGAACTCCAGATCCATTTGTTTCATTTGGATCTGGCCGTTGACCTTGATCTGATCGGTCTTGATCGCTTCCTGCGCCTGCTGGAGCGCCTGATTCGTCGAGTCTAATTGCGCCTTCAGCTGCCCGGCCTGCGCCGCGAGCGCCTTCGGATCGTCCTGCGCGTCTTGCAGCTGTGGCGGCAACATCTTTTTGAGCCGCGCCGCGATGACACGCCCCTCCGGTACGTCGAGATTCTCGAAGTACACGTCTCCGATGATCTGGAACAGTGAGGGATTCGACTGGAATAGCGTTTCCATGGACGCCGTGAACTGCTGCCGCGCCGTGATGTAGTTCGTTCCCGTCGTCACCGCGACGTCGTACCGGCCGACGCCGAGATCGAACACGCCCTTGACGCCGTCCGGAATTTCATTCGGCTGAGGCGCATTCTCCGCGCCCGTGTGCACCATGACCGTTTGCGGCTGATTGTCCTTCCCGAGAATATGCATCACCCGCGGGACGTCGTAATAATGCGGAATCAGGTCGACCAGCATCCGGCCGGCGCACCGCACCGCACGCGCGAGGCCATCGAGGTAATCCGAATTGCCGTGCTCGCCCTGCATCCGACGCTCACGGATCGCGATCCCTGACTGCTTGCCCTGATCTTGGAAATTGGTGTTAAAGAACCCGGTTTGGGCCTCGATCAGCTGCTGCGCCTCTCGAGCTTCCGCCAGGATCGCCTGTACCGGAGGCTCGCCGAAGTTTCGCGCCGGAGGCGGATCGGGTGTCCCGTCGAGGCCGGTACGCTTGTACTTGAGTACCGCGTGCTTTTTGACGTTCGCCGACGCCCACTCGTCTTCATGGCCCTCGAGTTGGCCCTCTTCCGCGATGAACGGCGCCAGCGGGACGAGCGCCAGAACTTCGGCGGCCTTCGACTTCTGGTAGTTGAACATCCGTTGCGTATCTTTCGCCACACGCACGGCGCCCTGGAGATCGACCTTGCCTTCGGTGTCGCGCTCCTCGCCCAGGACCGGGATATACGGGATGTACTTCCCGGCCCATTCGTAGTCCTCGAGCACCTCAAGGCCCGTGATGATCTTGCAACGGACCTTCGGTACCTTGACCTTGCGAACCTTGCCCTTTTTCTCGGTTGTCTCGACGTACCAGTACCGCGCAACCCGGATCTTGTCTCCGCGATACCAGTCTGCGCCTTCGTCGCCGATCGCCTTGAAATCGCTCGACTGCGTAAACCTGGCGTCAGGCCAGGCTTCTTTCAAATCTTCCGGCGTCCAATCGGACGTTTCGAACAGGTATTTCTTGTCGAGCCGATCGCGCCGCTTCGCCGTCGGATCCGAATAGATGGAAAACGGGTTGCGGATGCGCTCGAGGCCGAGCTCCTGATCGTTCGAATCGCCGTCGTCGTCGAGATACTCCGTAATGATCTTGAACCAGCCGAGGCCGATCTCCGCCTGATCGTTGCCGGCCTGATCGTACGCGTCATCGGCATCCGAATTGGTTTCGATATGCCGGATCAGCCCTTGGAAGACTTCCGCGATGTCGGGCCGGGCGCCGTCACCCTTTGCTACGACCGTGACCGCCGGCCGCATGGCCCGCTGCTGATTTTTGATCTGCTTGATCTGCGGCTTGAGAATGTCGATCGTAAGGCAGGGATCGCCGTTCGCCGTGCGATCGCTCAGCGCTTTCGAGTCCCAGTGGTTCCCGTCCGCGAAATCCTTATCCTCGAGGAGGTGCTTACGGAGATCGATCTCGGCCTCGACAATGAACCGAAACCGCTTGCGCGCGAGCGCCAGGAACGCGTCATCGTCCGCCGGCACCGCGCCGGTACGCTGGACGTCTTCGGGATTAGTGGATCCGGCCATTCGCTCGACCTGTGACGACGGCCTGATCGCCCGTCGAGAATATCAGCGCGCCGCGAAGCGACTGGACCGCCGCCGCAACCGCCTGATCGTGTGGAGTGGGCTTGTACGTCCCGTAAGGTTGCGCCGCCGGAGTGGCCGGCGCGTCGAGTGGGGTAATGGGCGTCATCGGCTCCGACCGGAGAGAGAGAACTTGCGATCGTGCTTGCGCTGCATCGCGCGGCCCTTCGCCGTTTCCTTGTTCCCGTGCATGGCGCCAAGACGGTTCATAGCGCCGTACACGTAGCGATCGGCCTCGCGCCCCGCAAGACCCGCCTTCGCTGCGCCCTTCCGGAGATCCGCCTCGAGAAACGCCGGCATTACTTGCCGCGACTCAGCTTGATCGACGGGTAGTCGCGATGCACCTTTGCCCGCACCTTCGTCTGTTGTGCCGGCGTGCCAAACTCCGAGATCCGCGACAGGGCGGCCTTTGCGCGGCCCTTCGTATCGTCGGGATAATGGCCCTTACTCAGCGCGAACTTGCTCGCCGGAAGTGCTCGCCTCGCTGCCGCTGTCAATTTGGACATTAGAGATCCGCCCCGTGAAAAGCCACCGCAGGCGATCCGCGAGTCCCAGGCCGAGGAACTGATCGAACAGGTCCGCCGTCTGCTGTGACTGGATCGACGTCGCGTGCGCCGCATCGCGCAACGCGTTGAGCATGCGCGCGTGTTGATTCGTGACCCCGATCACGTCTCCGACCGCCGCGCGCGTCTTTCTGAGTGATGGCTGATTCAAGCGACTACCTCTCCATTCTGAACGGAAGCATTGCGTTGACGCAAGTTCGTCACCGCGCGGTCATCATCTACGGCACGATGGCCTATCGGTCGGCCGCAGTGCGTACATTGCGTGCCTCCGGGAGCGCCGACGAGCGCCACGATGTTCGGTTCAGCGCACTCGCAAAAGGCGGACGCGGGCAGCGGCTTTGAGGCGTCACGTACCGCATCGGGATCAGCAGCCGTGAGGAGTGCGACTGCTGCCTCACTAAGCAGGGACGACAGGTGAAGACAATCCGTGTGGCCAAGCCAGCAGCCATCAAACTGCGCCACGTATTTCGCGGCATAATTAACCCGATCGTGCAGCGGTAACGCTTCGCCAGTCGGCCATTCAAAGGCTTTCCGCGCAATCGTGCCTTCTTCGCTGTCGAAATTTGCGATAGCCTCAAGCGCCGCAATGTCCTGCGGCGTGTTCGTCAACCCAGCGGCCTCGAGCTCGTCGGCTGCGTCGTCAAAAGCCTTCGCCTCGACACGATCGCCGGTTTCCCGCAGATACCGAGCGCGATCGCGCCAGCCGCTCGCCAGCGCGTGAATCCAATTCATTGCGTTAGCCTAAATTGTGCTCGCCTGATCCGTCAAGCGCTTGACGGCCATGCTACCGTGACCGTGTGAACACTCGAGGCCGGCTGATCGTGATTGTGGCGGGATACGTGACGCTCGCGATTGCCGGTGGGATGCTCGCGACCGTCGGCCGGGCTTACGGGGTACCGAGACAGGCCGGCGCAATCGTCTACGCCGGCCTGTGTGGGTTTGCGATGCAGCAGGTATACCGCTGGATCGCCGCGAAACGCCGGTAGTTACGCCGGAGGCGGATACTCGCCGCCGTCGCCGCCGTCGTCGTACGATCCTTCCCAGTCGAAATCAACGGCATAGCCCGAGCCGTCGTCGTACTCGTCGAACCCGCCAGGACCGGGCACCGGCACGCAGATCGGCGAGAAATCCGGCCGCCAGCCGCCGGGGGGATTCTGCTGTGAACTGCCCGAGAAGAGGTACGCGATCCCGCCCACGATCACGCCGCCCCAGGCGACCATCATCGCGCCGAGCTCGCTTTCGGCCTGCGCCAGTCGGGCCTGCGCCTCGCCGAACACGCCGGCCGCCTGCTCCGCTTCAACGATCCAAATCAGTGGCATGGCGTTACTTGCCTCCGTGCTTGGCGTCGTGCTGGGCCTTCGCGGCCTTCACGTTCGCTACGTGCGAGTCGTACAGGTGCTTCCGGAACTCGCCAACGGTGAGTTTCGGATTTTTCTGCTGTTCGAGCGAGAACAGCAGGTGATAGGCGATCGCGTGGTAGATCGCCGTGGCCTTGGGGTCAGATACCCGTGTGCCGGCTTTTTCGTTCATCCCTCTAGTATCGGGTATGCCGTTGCGTTGACGCAATGCTCACCGCATCCACGACGCCCGGCCGCCGCCGGCCGGTTGCCGCGGGAACCCGTCCTCATCCTCGCCGCGCGGCTTTTTCTTCGCCGGCAGCTTCAGCCGCACCGCCAGCCCGCGAAACGAATCAGCCCCGTGCGAGGCCCAGTCATGCACCGGGACGCCCGTATACTGGCCTAACTGCTTATTGAACGCCGATCGGTAGTGGCTGAGCGTCTCGATCCCGCGCGCGCACTTCTCCGTATCGAACCAACACCGCGCCAGTAGCAGCCGTACCGCCTTGATCCCTTCCGCGACCTCGAGGCCGGCCTCGCCGTGGATCCGTGGAGTCGGCTTGAACACGAGCCCATGCTCGCGCGCGACCTCGAGCCGGCTTTTTCCCGTGCCGAGCTCGCGAACTACGATGTCATGCGGCCCCCAATGTGTCCCGTAGACGTACGGCTTGGCGCGCACCTCGCCGGCAATCTGTGGGATCCCTTTGTCGGCTGTCTCGAGGTAGTCGATCAACCGCACTTCGCCTGAGCGCAGCGTTTGCGAGAACCAAATCGTCAGGAGATCGTCGATCCCAAGATCCCAGTCGGTATCGACCGGGAGCGCCGGATCGTACGGCACCCGGCAGATCCGCCCGTCCTTCCGCGCCGCGCTGATCTGCTCGAGGTAAAACGCCCCCTTAATCGCTGCGTCCGTAGACAAATACCACTCCTGATCGAATTCAGCTTGCGTCATGACGCCCTGGCGCACGAGCTCGCGATCGTCGTCCATCGCGCGACGTAACGCCGTGATCGTCGGCCCGCTCTCCGTCGCCAGGGACGTGTCGATGTCCTGCCAGACCGCGAACCAGGCCGGATCGCCCTGTGCGGCCTCGTGAATCTTGAACAGCTGATCCTTGCCTTTGATCGTGCCGGCCCAAATGCAATAGCCCAGGTGATCGCCGAGCGCCTTTGAGAGCACCTCGCCGAATGCATGGCCGGGAATCTGCGAGTATTCGTCGAGCGACAGGCCCGAGAGCGCCGGCCCGCGGAGCGAATCCGGATCGTCGGCCCCGATTAGCTGGAGTCGGTTCCCGCCCGGATAGATCACGGCCAGATCCGAGTTATTTGGCTTCGCGCCTGGAATCGGCCGGGCGATTTCCTTCAGCAGATCCCAGGCAACGAGCTTCGCCTGCTTCAACGTGGGCATGACGTGCCAGTACACGCGCCGATTGAGCAACGGCCGGAGGTGTGACTCGTCCGCATCCGGCAGCAGATACCGCAGCCGGGCGAGCTCCCAGCGGTTATCCGTGGCCGACCGTTGATGATGGTTCAGGATCGCCGTTGTTTTGCCGGCGCGCCGATGGAGCACGAGCGCCGACCAGCGCTTGAACGAACCGTGCAGCAGCTTCGCCCAGCGGCGAGGCGCATACGGGATCTCGATCCGCTGCCGAGGCTCGCTCACTCGCAGCCGCCGGCCAGGAACGACGCGCGCCAGGAGCGCCGGAACTTGCCATCACTCGAGAGATGCCCAACCAAGATCGGCCGCCCGTCTGCCGCCGGCCATTCGCGAATAAAGCGCAGCGAGATACCGGACTGCCGATCGCTGACCACGTCGCGCCGGCCGAGCTCCGCCGCCTGCTCTGTGACCACCGCGCCGCACGAGCACACCCACGACCGCGTAAGGACGTTCCAATGCGAGAAATTATGTTGATGGTCGATCATGCCGCAGGCGCCTCCGTATCCCGCCACACGAGCTCGATCGCCCCGTTATGCTCGACTGGATGCGCGGCACACGGCCCATCGTGACCGCCGCGCCGCGAGCAAAACCAGCCGACGGGCGGTAGATCGCACGACAGATCTCTTACGCGATCTTGTCGCCACTGCGTATCGACAATATCGAGCTCCCACGAACCAGAATCTAGCCATCGGCGCCGATAACGACATCGCGCGCAAACCCACACATCGCCAAATTCGCGCCAGTCGTGAATGTCTATAGCACAGAGCATTCGCCAGATTAGTGTCATGCCTGAGGCGCCTCTGTATCCCGCCACACGAGCTCGATCGCCCCGTTGTGCTCGACCTTCTCGACCAGTAACCCTAAATGCTTCGCGAGCGTATCGAGCGCCTGATTTTTGTTCCACAGCTTGATCTCGATCACGTCATCAACGATCCCGTCGCCGGTTGTGAGGTTCTGCTTTGTCACCTTCACCGACGCGATCGCCGCGCGCGCGTCCGCGGGAATGTCCTTCAGCGGCTTCAAGTGCCCGTGCTCGTCGAAGCAAGACAGGAGATCCGCCATCGCGAGCCGACGGAGCTCCTCGAGCACGCGAACGGCCGACAATTCCGCCTTCTCCGCGATCACGGCCTGGCGTTCCGCGATCGCCGCCTTGACGGCAACATTCCGCAGCATCCGCTGCCCAGCCACATGCGCGCCGTTCTCGCTGTAGCCAGCCCGGATCGCCGCCTGCGTCCCGTTGCAGTCCTTGACGTACTCCTGAACGAATCGAACTTGCCGAGGTGTCATGTCTTATTATCGCCCTCGCCTTTGCGTCGACGCCATCCGACTTTCTAATTTCTGTCTCCCCTAAAGGGGAGGGGGTAGACAGAAATTTCTGGGAAATAGGTAGAAATTTCCTAGAAATTCATTTACATTGACGCGCCAGCTTCAGCGCCAACTCTAAGCACGGACGGCAGATATAGACCGTATGCGACTCGTAATCCGGCCCCTCGCCGAGCATCACCGCGGCTTTCCGGCCGCACTCCCGACATTTCTCGCTTCCGCACCATTTATCGTTCCCAATAATGGCCGCGACGTCTTCCGGCGTTGCTGTCGCCGGCAGGTTCACGAGACGTTCGTATGTGACATCGCCTGTGCCGCCGCGACACTGGCGCCACCCATTGACCGGGTGGAAGTACTGCCGCTTCCATCGCTCCGCGACGCTATCAACCGTTCCGCGCTCGTAGCCCGTAAGCTTTCTCACGCTGCCTCGCTTTCGTCCGCCGCAATGCCCCAGGCCGGCGTACCACCTGTCGGTATCTGTACCAACTTGCCGGCCCGCTTGCCCTTGGAGAGCGCCACGCGTACCGCGTTGACCGTCAGCCCGAGATCCTCCGAGATAGCGTCAGGCGTCATCGGCCCGCGCTTCAGGAGCGCCGCGATACGTCTCGCCGTCGGCAGCTTTTCCGCGAATCCGTCGAGCTCCGCCAGATCGCGCCGCACGTACCGCACGCGGCCCTCCTCGCCGACAACCTCGAACCCCATCGGCGGAAATTCCGGCCCGTTGTTGTACTTGCGGTTCCAGAGGCCGATCGCCTTGACCGTCGATCCGGAGTCCTGATCTGTCCGCTGAATGTTCCACGTCAGACGGAAATTGTTGTGATAGAAGGCCGATCCGAACGGTTTTTGCTGATTATTCTCGCCGTTTTTCGTGACGTGGGCGATCGAGAGGGAACCGATCCCGAGCCGGCGGAGCGCTCCGAAATACCCGTTCGCCGCTTCCGCCTTCTCCGGCTCGCCAGCCGTCAACATGGCGACCGAATCCAACACCACGTATTGGAGCCGATGATCCCGCACCCATCGCCGGAGATGGTCGACCAGATGCACGAGCGGCCGATCCGCGAGCATGTACGAGATCTGCGGGAGCGCCCCCTCGCCGAACAGCATCCCTAGTCGCCGACGTTGCGCGCCCGAATGGGTTTCCGCGTCGATATACCCGCATTGCACGCCGTTGCGCGCCAGCGTGCCCAGGATGTACAGGGAGAGCAGGGATTTACCCGTCCCGCCGTCGCCGAAGATACAGCACGCTTCCTGCCGCTCGAGCCGGATCCCGTCGACCACGATCAGATCGTCCGCGGGAGGCAACGCGAGATCCGCGAGGTTGACCGCCGGCCGGCCGATCCGCTCCTGGCGCAGACACCGGATCGAGAAATCCTCGATCAGATCCGCCCAGCCGACGTCTTTATGTCCGGATCGTTTCTCGATTTCCCGCGCGACGCCTTGCCGGCGCTCTACGCTCGAGAGGTTGATCGAGCCGCGGAACCAGTCCGCGCCGTCGTCTGGAATGACCGCGAGCTCGCCGACGAACTCCGACCACTTCCACCGCGTTTGATCGAGCTCGAGGCGGAATCCCCATTCCGGCACCGTCAGCGTATAGATTTCATGCGCCGCCGAGAATTCCCGCACGCGAGGCACCGCCGCGGCCGCCGCCCTCGACAAGAGCTCGCCGAACCGCTCGAGCGCCGTTGCCGGATCCTTGCGGTAGAGATCGTTGACATCCTTGCAGTCCGGAGGCATCCGGACGACCGCAATCGTCGGCACGCCCCAGCCGGCCAGGATTCGACCCAGCGTCGACGCAAACGACGCCCCGGCCGGATCTGAGTCCTGGCAGATGTACGCCGTTTGTACGCCCGCTAATGCGGTTTGCGGCAACGCCCTGACGGCTTGCGCGCCCGGAATCCCGATCGCCGGCACGCCCATCGCACGCAACGACCAATAATCCGTCTCGCCTTCGCAGAGACACAGGATCCCTTCGCGCCGGGCATCCTCGAGATCCTGGATCCCGTAGGCTTGCGGAGAACCCACACCACCGGCCCAGCGAAACCGATCCTTACCGTCGAGCGTCTGCCGGATCCGTGTCCGCCCCGCGATCGTGCCGTCAGCATTGTAATAAGGGATCCAGACGCCAGAGGAGCCGTTGACGCCGGCCGACAGCTTTTCGGCCTCCGTCATGTCCGACACGTCCTTGACGCCGTACCGTGTCAGGATCTCGACCGGCAGCCCCTTCGCGCGCGCGAGACTGTCGACCGTGGCCGGCCACTCGAGCCGCTTCGCCGTCGCCGGCTGATCGCCCATGAGATCCGCGAGCGTCAGACCGACAGCCGACACCACCGCGTCAGGCGTGCAGCCGCTCATGCAGTGCAGGAGTGTCTTTCCGTCGCGCTCGTCGATCGACAGCGACGGATCGCGATCGTCGTGCGCCGGGCACCGAGCGACCCAGCCGCCCGAGCTTTTGTGCTTGATGCCGTGCAGTTTAGAGAGAATCGCAGGAGGCAAAAAGGGATCCCCTAGTGTACGCCGTGCGTTGACGTTGACGCAATTACGCCGCTTTGCGTTGACGGATAGGCCCGAGCCGTCCGATTTGTTCGTGCATGTTCTCGCGATGGGGTTGCCATGACAGATGGAACGGATTAACGCAGAGCTTCGAGCAGTCCGGCCCGTGCGCCGCGTCTAGATCGTCGTGCATCGTGCCCGTGTGGAGCGCCAGCGATACCCGATGCGCCTTCAGGTGCTTCGCGCCGTCTCGGATATGCCCGTAGACCGCGACGCCGCGCGTTTTCGCGCCCGTCCAGATCCAGCAGGGCACCGGATCGCGGTTGCCGGCCGCGTCGAGCGGGATCAGCACCTTGCGCCAAAATCGCTCGACCAGTGGCGCGCGCGCCATTACGCCGCGCCCTCGAGCAGTGGCGCCGCCGGCCGGAGCTCCTCGAGCCGCTCCGCCTCGCGCTTCGACACTACTTCCCAGCCGTGATCGACCTCGCCGACGATCAGCCAGGCCGCCGTCACGCTGTCGGTTTTCCCGTCGCCCGTGAACGAAATACGCGGCAACACCAGCACGCGCCCGCGCGCCTGCTGCGCAAGGAGCCAGTCGACGCGATCGAGACACGGCTCGAGGTAGGACAGCCGGAGCAGCATTGCGAGGCCGTGCACCGCGTACCGTTGCGCATGCGGCAGGATCTTCGACGCGAGCGAAAACGGCGGATTGCTCACGATCCAGTCAAACGGCCCGGCCGCTTCGTTGATCTGCTGCCACGCCAGCGGATCCGTTGCGTCCCGATGAAAGTCCGACGGCCGGCGCTCGTCGATATCGTTCTGAATCACCGTCACGGCCGTGCGCTCCGCGAGTGTCGTCGAGATGTCGCCCGCGCCAGAGCAGCACTCGAGCACGCGCCCGCGCAGCTGCGGCACCCGATCGAGTAGGATGGCCGTCGCCCAGGCCGGCGTAGGGTAGAAATCGAGCGCCCGTCTCATGCCGCCTCGCGCGACTGCCGATCGCCGGCTTGTGCCCAGGCGATCGCGTCGTCGACGCTCCGCACCACGAACGGCACCGGCCCGTGCCAACGCTGCCGCCACAGCACTTGCGCCGCGGTAAATCGCCCCTTCGGCCGCTTCACCTCGAGCAGCCACATCCGGCCGTAGCGCGCGACCACGAGATCGGGAAACCCCTTCGCGCTGACACGATCGACCGAGAACCCGAGACGCTGGAGCGCCTCGACGATCTCCGGCTCGTTACTGTCGCGCTTCGCGTCGACGCGATAGATCGTCATGCCGCCACCGGCCGATGCATCGCCTTCCAGCCGGAGCCGGCCCACCCACGCCGATCGATCCCGTGACGTCGCGCAATCCGCCGGATGACCGAGGCCGACACCCCGATCTCCGCCATGATCTGGCCGTACGTCATGCCGAATTTGAGCCGCTGAAGAATCCGATCGCGGATCGAGTCGTCGACCTTGACGCGCGCCGCCATCGGCACGCGGCCGCGGACCTCGCCATGCTCAAGCGTATCGAGCCGTTCCCAGTTCGCGGAGTGAAAGAGACTGCTACGTCCCGAGAACGTCGACAGGCCGGCCGCCTTGCCTTCGCGCTCGAGCGTGCCACTCCACACGGTTTCTAGAATTTCAATGATCACGGGTTCACCATCCGTTCCGCTGTTGGCGCATGCGCGCCCGACGGCCCGCCGAAATGGCAGGCTTGGCAAATCAACTCGCAGTCGTGCGGATTGGTCGGATCGCCGCCGAGCGATCGCGGAACCCGCTCGTTTACGTCACCCCGCCATGGTTCCCAGCCCTCGCATTGCTCCGGAGGGAGTACGCCGCGGCCGCACCGTTGACACCGCGCCCGCTCCCGCAGCCATACGAGCCGCTCGCATTCCTTCCGCCGCTTCGCCTCGAGGCGCTTCGCGCGCGCCTTGACCTTCCGCCGCGGCTCCGGCTTCGGGATCCCTCTCACGCCGACCACCGACGGATATACGCAGCGTTGTACCGTCGCATGCACTCACGACACGCCGTCTGTAATCGGTTGAACTTCTCGCGCGCCAGGACGTGGTAACAGATGGCGCACACGCGCTCACCGTCAGGCTTGCCGCCCATCCGCACGATCCGCGCCCTCGCGTGTAACAGCCTGTGATATGCGCGGTTTTCACAGATCACCAGATTGCGAGGAGCGTTATTGCGCGGATCGCCGTCGACGTGATGCACCTCCGCTCCGGCCGGTAGCGACTTACCTAGCGCCGCTTCGGCGATCACGACATGCGCGTAAACCTCACCCGAGGCCGTCGCGCGCGGATGGTTTGGCAGGTAGACGCGAACATGTCGCCGAGTCATGCGGCCATCGCTTCTGACGGAGCCGGTATATCAACGCCGAGCTCAGTCACCGACCACTGCTGCACCCAATTGATTAGGTGTGTAAATTCCTCAACAGACAGATCTGAACTCGATGGCTTGATCGGGATCGGTTGCCCATTCGGACCAGGTTCGTAGCCGAAGCACTCTCCAAGTAAGGCGTAGTGCATTTGAGAGTCCGTATACCCGCAGAACTCCGCGAGAATCTTCACCGGAACCGCATGCCAATAGGCATTTTGATCAAGCGATCGCTGCGTCCGCGGCTTGCGGATCACGATCTCGACGACCTTCCGCCCGTCCGCGAGCGGCTTCAATGCCGTCGCGACCTGCCGCGCGAGATCCGCCGACGCGATCCCTTTCAGCGTGATCGGAGTCATGGCCTAGAACGTGATATCGTCGTCAGCACCAAACCCCGGATCGTGATCGTCTGCCGCCGGCTTCGCTGTCGGCTTCGCGCTCGAGGCTTGGCGATCGCCGCCGAGCAGGATCACGCGATCAGCCTTGATCTCCGTGCTGTACCGCTTCTCGCCGTCCTTGTCGTACGTGCGCGTCTCGATGCGCCCCTCGACGGCTACCTGTTTCCCCTTCGTCAGGTACTCCGCGAGCGACTCCGCCGCCTTTCCCCACAACACGACGCGATGCCATTCGGTCTTTTCCTGCGCTTGGCCGTCGCGCCCCTTCCATTTCTCCGTTGTCGCCATCGAGAACGAACAGACCGCCGCGCCGGAGGCCGTGTACTTCAGTTCCGCATCACGGCCCAGGTTGCCGAGCAGAATCACGCGATTGAGTGAGCCCATGACTTACGCCGCTCCCTTCGCCGCATTAAGCACGCGGCCGAAATCCGTCAGTGTCCGTAGCGCCTCGAGCTCGCGATCAACCTCCGCGAGAAACGCCCGCGCCGCCGTGTCGTACGCCGCGATCGCCGCTTCGTCGCGCGCGACCTCGACGATCTTGGTTTGCAGATGCTCAGGAAAATCCGGATTGTAGGAAAGCCAGTCGCACGCCTGCGCGCCGGAGATCCAAAGGTTGTGCGTGATCTGCTTCAGGTATTCGCCCGGCACCTTGCCGCTTTTGAGGTACTCGAGGTGTGTCGCCGCAAGGGGCGCCTTCGCCTCGACGATGCGCTCAAAATTCCCGACGTGCCCGTCAAGCGAACAGCCCGCCATCAGGCCATCAGCCGCCAGAAACCCCGTGCGCGTCAGGATGTAACCGAGCTCCGCCTCGAGCCGATCGAGCGCCGCCGCTTCGCGCTCCGCGCCCTGCCGCATCGCTGCTGATTCGAATGTCTGTTCTTGCGGTTTGCCCGTGACGCGCTCGAGCACCAGCTGTGCCCGCAGATTGCGACGGCCGGCCGCCTCGCCGCTCTTGATCGTCGCGAGCATGTCCGCAGCCCGCGAGCCAGTCAGCCGACCGGCCCGCGCCGCGAACCATTCCGGGGAGCGTTGCTCCGCGTTGATGATCGTGAACGTCACGCCGCGGCCTCTGCGTCGACCTTGACCTGGCCGGCAGCCTGCTTCAGATCCGCCCAGTCCTTCGCGTACTGCCGCGACACGATCCGGCGGAACTCCGGACTTGACACCTTCCACGCGTCCTCGAGCGCCTTTGTCCCTTTTGCCGCCGTCGCCTGCATCAGCTTCCACCAGGCCGGAAACGCCGCCGGCAGCGACGGTGCAACCTCGTGCGTCGTGGCGTCTGCGTCGTTATCGCCTTCCGTCGGAATGCAGAACGCTTGAAACGCCGCGTACTTGTACGCCGCGCTCATGGCCTTGTTCGTGGCTTTGTCGCCGGAGTCCATCGCCTCGCCGAACGTCCGGACGGTATGCCGCGAGCCGTCGAGCGCCGAGACGAAATCGAATTCAGCCTCGACCACCACGGTAAAGAGCACGCCGCCATTGCGGCTTTCCCGCTCCGTGATCGCCCGCGTCAGCATCCGCGGCAACACCACAAGGCCATGCTTTGCGAGGAGCGCCGACAGCGCGTTGTACACGTCGTCGATCCCGCGGAACTTGAACCCCGCGCCCTGACTCTTGTTTTCGCGATCCTTCGCGATCCCGACCTTGGAGAGATCCGCAATCACGGCGGCGATCGCACCGTAGACGGCCGGCACCACGAGCGCCTTCGCGGCCTTCGCCGCGGCCTCGAGCTTCCGCGAGGCGATCGCCCATCGCGCGTTAATTTCTGCGTCCGCCGCAGCCATCGCGTTGAGCCCGCCGAGCTCTGATGCGCCGAGCAATGGCGCCGCTTTCGTTTCTTCTGACTGCTGTTCTTCTCTCATCTCGTAAAGCCCCTTTCAGATGCGCCGCGGATCACCCGCGACGTCGAAATCGAGATCCGGCAGGTCCGGATCGGCCCCGAGCGCCTCGCGCGCTTCGTCCTCGCGTGACTGCTGGCAATCCCGGCATTCGTTGTTTGAACAGCCCGCGTTATCGCAAGGCGACCACGCGCCGCAGCGAAGGCAATCGCACATTACGCCGCCACCTTTCGCGCTTTCCCGATCGACCACTGCCACCGCTGGAACGCCGCGATCTCCGCCTGGCGCTCAACGCGCGACTGGAGCGGCCGCGCGTGGCCCCGCTCGCAGGTTTCCGCTTCCTCGAGCTCCGCGTATTTCCGCTCACAGACGAAGCAGGCCCAAGACTTCACAGTGCACCCCCATCGCGCGACTCAAGACGCCCAGGCATCCGCCGCGCCGTCCCGCCATGCCGCGCCGCGTACGCTTCCGCGCGCTCGCGAGTAATTCCAAACATCCGCTGTGACTGATACGGCCCGACCCACTCCCAGTCAGCGCGGCCGATCATGTTGTCCGCGATCTTTCGAAACATGTCGAGGGTTGCGTTGTTCATGGTGTCTACGCAATGCACTTGGCGTGCCGAGTGCTGAACCTGCGACTTTGCGCCCGTTTTTGCTGATCTGTGACTTTGCGTCAGGCTAAACTATGTCTTGTTTTCGCGCAATGCTCACACTTTTGTCTGCCGCTAGGCAGCTTTCGGCCGCGACGATGAAGGTCGCCGCGAGTTCTGGGACGATGGCATTGCCATAACCGCGCAGTCGTCCCACACGGGCGGGTACCCCATAAGCCAGCGGGAAAGAGCCGGGTTCAACTGGCCGCGCTTTCCCGTCGGCGCATGGGATCCAGTCGCAGTCTCGCCAGTCAACGCCGCCGCTTCGTTGATCGTGAATTGCTTTTTCGTCCCGCTCGCCCTGAGTCGCGCAAGCGGATCCGCGCTCGATCTCCCACCGTCGCCGCTGCTCTTGTCCGGTGTCGGCCACCCGGCCAGCCCCGCCTGCCGCGGCAACTGATCCAGCCGCGACCGCGCCGAGCCGTCCGGATTGATCCCGGTTGTAGCCATCCCCGGCGAGTCTTTCCAGTCCCGCGCCGAAGGTGTCGCCCACGTCGCCAGCTTCGCGACCATTTGAAGATCCGTCAGCGAGATCCCTATTGACGATCCGCGCGCCACCGATCGGCGCTTCCGCTCGAGAAACGCCTCCGGTTCCCCGTTCGCAGGATGCGCGCAAGGTGTCGGCCAGCTCGCGAGCTTCGCCTCGCCGGGGAGCTTGAGAAAGATCGCCCGCGCGCCGGCCGGCCGTTTCGGGCCGTACGCGTAATCCGATCCTGTCGCGTCGTTCACCACTGGCGTTTGCCACCCAGTACAATCGCTGCCTGATGTGCGGCGCGCCGACGCCCGCAGCGCACAGATCGGCGGCCCCGACTGCATAGGCCAATCCTTCCAAGTCAGATCGAACAGTGGCGAGCCAGTCCCGGCCAAGACGACTCGCAACCTGTTCACCAAAGACGATTGCAGGCGCGCACTCGGCGATGAGTCCTCGAAAGACAGGCCAGAGGTGCCGCTCGTCCGTGTTGCCGCGCTGTTTACCGGCCGACGAGAACGGTTGACATGGACAAGATCCGGTCCAGACGGGCTGATCGTCGGGCCAGCCGGCGAGCCGCAAGGCGTACGCCCATCCGCCGATGCCGGCGAAGAAGTGACAGGATCGGTATCCGCGCAAATCTCCGGGCCGAACATCGGTAATTGATCGCTCATCCACATCCCCCGCGGGAATCACACCCGCGCGCATCAGTTCGCGCAGCCACGACGCCGCCTTCCGATCGATCTCGTTGTAATAGATCACGCGCGCACCTAGGCGGCTTCGTCCGCGCGCCGATCGTGTCCGACGTGATAGCCGGCGCACACCTCGCAGTAATAGACGTGCAACGGCCGGCCGGTTTCCCGCTCGCGAGACTTGCCGGCATGCCGCAACAAGAGCAGATGCCCCTCCGCGATGTCCTTCGACGCATGCGTGACCTTGCCGCAGTACTGCGCCGCGTAGCTCACTGCGCCGACTCCGATCGAAGCTCGAGCCGTGCCGCGACCAGGCGATCGCGATGCGCGTCGCCGCGAGGCCGGAGTAATTGCCCCTGTTCCTCTTCCGACTTGCCGGGGAACCGCAACCGAGGCGGCTTGATCAGATCGTCGATGTCGACGTACTTCCGCATTTACACCACCTCCGCGAGGCGCGCCGCCGCTTCCGCGAGCGTGCGCGCGATCTCTCGCATGGCCGTCTTGTCCCGCTGTTCGAACCGGCCGCCGAGCGCCTCCGCCCACTGCGCCACGATCCGCCGCTGGACGTCGACCGGCAGATTGCCCAGGCGCCGCAGGACGATCCCGCGCTCGTTCGTCAGCACGCGCGCCCAGTAGTCCGAGCCGTACCCCACCATCGCGGCCGCGATCTTGTGAGGCGTGCCGGTTTTCTCGACCGCCACCCGCACGAGCGCCGCGACATCGACCACGCCCTTGTCGTCGTCAAGTTCTTTGTCTTGCTCCGGCGCCAAGCACAAACCTACAGTGATAGCCATGCCTCACACCCCCGGCTCAAGCGTCGCCTCGAGCACGCGTCGATCGATCAATAAAACGCGCCCACGGCGCAGCACCGGGATCGCGTGTCGGTGGAGATACAGACGGAAGTTTTTTCGCGGATCGCTGGGGGCTGTGACATCGAATCGCAGCAGCTTTGCGCCTTCGTCGAGCGTGAGATATTCGGGCCGCGAGTGGTTCACGCGCAAAGACTACGCGATCTTGATCTGGATGTCAACGCAAAGAATGGCCTAGACGCAACGAACGGCTGACCCGCGTTTCAGCATTGAAACGTGGCCGGAAATCTGCATAATGGACGCCGGAGAGATGTGCCATGCCCACAACAGGATCGGGACAAAAACGTAATCGTTCCCGCGCAAAGTCACAAAGCGTCGACCAGAAATGGGTTATATTTGGGAAACGCATTGCCGATCTGCGCAAGGACAGGGGATGGCTTGCGTACGAAGTAGCGAAAATGATCGACGTCGATCCCGCTACCATTAGTCAACTGGAAAACGGCCGCAGAGCGACCGGACCCGAACAGTCAACCTTGACCAGGCTTGCGGACCTCTACGGAGTCTCGACCGATAGCTTGTTGACGGGCACAGAGACTCCGCGAATGGATACCTATGCCCGTGGTTCCCGCGCCCTCGACCGCACCCTCGACACCATCGCAGCCGACCGAACCCTTAACGCCCTCGAACCTCATCAAATTCGAGCGGCCCTTTACGACGCGCTCCTGGCCTTCTTCGCCGACATCTTCGAAGCCGTCAGCGAGAGCCGAGCACGAGCGGCGACGCACCATGCTGGAGAAATTCGAAGCCGTCTTGAAGCTCCAGCGGCCCAGCGCACATATAGCCGTTGAAGCCCTCCTCGACCGTCTCCTCTGGAAATATGAAGTCGTCCACGACCGGGATCGTTGAAACGACCCACGGATGGCGCGTCTTCGTCAGAGTCAGCGGGAAACTGTATTCCAAGACGTTTAAGGCCGACACGGCCCTGATCGTCATGCGCCGATGGCGGGAGACACAACGCGTCAGGGTGAGGCTTGGCGCCGACGTCATCCCCGGCGGATCGTCGTTTTCTGAAGACGTCCGCCGGTACCTCGATCAGATTCAGACGATGCCCACGTACGCCATGCGCGCCGCCGACCTGGCCCTGTGGGTTGCCGTCTTCGGGACAGACCGGATCCGCTCGACCATCACGAGCGGCGAGATCCGCGCGCAGCTGGAAACCTGGCGCGCCGCCGGGTACGCTCCCTCGACCGTCAATCATCGCCGTACGGCCCTGATGCACCTCTGGAGCGTGCTGGACGGGAAGACCGCACAGAACCCCGCCCGCGACGTCCCGCGCTACCGGGAGGAACAGGGACCGCCCCGCGCCCTCTCTGCGGCCGCTGTGGCGCGCCTACTAGCCGCGATGGAGGGGAGCCAGACCCGCGCGCGCCTCGAGCTCCTAGCGTGGACAGGATGGCCGCCCGCCACCATGGCTCGACTGACCCCGGACGACATCCGCTGGGATGATGCCGTCTACGTTCGCGCGCGCCGCAAGGGGAGGGGAGCCGCAGGCGTGTGGTTGCCGCTCCTGCCGCAGGCGTGGCAAGCCCTTCGCGAATTTAAACGACTGGGATGTTGGGGGAAGTTCTCGACGAGCTCCGCCAGGATGTCGTTCCGCCGCGCCGCTCGATCGGCCCGTCGACGGCTCGCGACAGAATACGCCGGCCGGACGATCGACCGCGCCGAGGCGCGCCGGCTCCGCGCCGAACTCCTCGACGTCACGCCCTACCAATTACGACATTCGTTTCTGACCCTGATCGCGGCTGCGACCCAGGACGACCGCGCCGTGATGGTACTGGCGCAGCACGCCGACATCCGGCAGACCCACCGCTATACGACCGCGACCGCCGACCCGCGCGCCGCGGCCGCCCTGGCGATCGTCGAGCGAAAGGTTACAGGCCAGTTACAATCCGCCAACACTTCGCAAAAAGTGTAAGCAAATTAACGCAGCCCGTTGGCCTCCGGAGCCAAAGGTTGCAGGTTCGAGCCCTGCCGGGCGCGCCACTTTTCCGAAGCAATTTCAAGATTGTATGCCTGTTTGGAACCAACCGCAACCGATGCAGACCAGCGAAAGGTTACACCGAGTTACATTCACCGATGCGGCCCGACCCGGCGCCGCGGAGTGAACGTCGGATCCCGCCGCTTTGTCTTTGCCACACCGTCCCGTGTGGTGTTTTCCGCCTTCGATCGGCCGAGTTTCGGACGACACAGGACGTACGCCGGATGACCGTCGACGAGCGTACACGGCTCGCCGTCAACGGCTCGACCGCATGCGCGAACGGCCGGCCGACGACGAGGAACCGTACAGACAGTGCAGGCGGAATCGTTACAGGGACCGCCGAAGGCGGCAAGACACTTCACGCCGCTGCCCGCTCCTGGCGCGCGAAGACGATCGACAGCGCCTCGACCACGCTTTTAACGCGCTTCGCGCCGGCCACCTCGCGCGAACGGTTCCACGGCGCATCGACGAGGAACACCTGGCAGGCCGGAGACGTGACGAGCACGTCTTCGCAGTTCTCGAGCTTGTCGTCGACGAACACCTCGAGGCCGAGGCCAGACGACAGAAGCCCCTTGTTACCGTTCGCGATTAGGACTGTTGGGCTCGTGTAGTACCCGTGCGCCCGGAGCCAGTCCTCCGTCTGCTGTTTGGAGCTATTGCCCGGCCGGCTCGTGACGAAATACACATCGGACGCCCACGAGGCATCCGCTAGGATCTTGAGCGCTAGTCGTGCGTCTGGCAACGCGCCCATGTGGCGCCAGAACGACGTCGAATCCTTGATATGCCGCCAGCAGTTGGACGCCTGCTCACGCGTGACGCCGGCCGCGAGATCGTAGTTCCAGCAGTTCGGGTACGTGTCGTCGATCGCCGGCAATAAGATGCCGGTCAGGTCGAGCACTAGCGTCCGATAACTGCGGTTGAAATCCGCCAGGCACCCGTCGACGTCAATTCCGATTTTCATGCTTCCCCCCATCTAATCCAACACCGTAAGGCCAACACGAAAAAGACCGCACAAATACAAGCGAGATCGTACGCGCCGACCGTGATCGACTTAGCGATCCATGCAGCTTCCCCAACGCACGTTAGAAGATGCGCGAACCTGTGCCGGTTCCCGATCTCCCAAATACCCCACACGAGAAAGACGTTGCCGATCCAACCGAGCAACGCGATCATGTCCGTTCGGCCTCGATTTCTTTCTGAAGGAGCGCAAGCGCCCTCCATGCCATTTTTGCCGTGTGCCGGAGTCCGTCGGTATCGAGCGATCCCCGCTGGAGAAAATGCCGGATCATCGTGTCGGCTTCATCGGTCGACTTGCCGCGCGCCCAATGGAGCGGCTGACCGGGGTTATGTTGCTCGTTCCCTTGCCACGAGACACGCGCGATCGCCGCGAGCGCATCCGGAAAGTAGTCGAGCACGCCAGACGCCACGGGATGCTGCTTCCGCTCCGCCGGATCTTCCGGCAATGTCGTGCAACGCGTCGGAGCTCCGCCGATCCCTTTGTCCACTACGCCCCCTGTTTTTGCTGTGACTGCAACAGCTTGACGACCCGACACGGCGCCAGATCCGTTAACGTGACCTTGAGCACCCGCACGCCGTAGCCGTCGAGCCCTCTCCGCGCTTCGTTCCGGAGCTTCGTATCGAGCGTCCCGCGTTGCTGCTGCGACTTCAGATCCGCCCAGGACAGCCGGCAGCACACGTCATGGATCGCGCTGAGCGTGATATCGCGGATCGTTTCGTCCGGATCGTAGGTATGCGCGAGAATCGCCTCGAGATCCTCGATCTCGTACACGATCAGGCCGCCGGCCGCGATCGTCTTGTCATCTTCCGTGACGAATGTTTGCGCGCGTAGATCAACGGCCTGGCGCGCCACCGGGTAGGTATGAAACTCCGTCCGCGCCGGCCAGTACCAATGGATGCCCGGCCCGAGCTTGACGACCTTGGACCCGCCCACGAACTTGAGCGCCCCGTGCACGGGGTTGACGATCTCCCACCGAGGAATAAACCGGCCGATCCATTCGACGACTTGCCCGATCCAGCCGAGCGCGTTGTCGAGCATGGCCCTAGCTCACCAAGATCGGCCAGGTGCAAGTGCGTCCGCGTTTCTTGTCCATCAGGAACAGCGTTTGCCGCGGCAGTTCGAAATCGGCCTTAATGGAGAGCGCAAACGCGTTGTACCCGATCAGCGACCCGTTGCAGAGGAAATTGCCGCCGTCCTTCGATTGATGGAAATGCCCGAAGACGTCGAGATCCGCGCGCCGCGCTTTGTTCCACTGCGCGATCGCCTTGTACGCCGGGATGAAGATACCGCCCACGCCGCCGCCGTACTTGATCGCGTGCCCGTGCTGAAAGCGGATCGTTTGGCCGTAGACGTCGAGATAGGAATGCATCCCCGGCGGAATCACGAACGTGATCCGCGGCTCGCCCTTGAAGTAGTCCGCGAGCCAGAGGTACATCAGCCACTCCAGCGAATGCCCGTTTTCCGCCGCGAAACGGGTTGTCTGTGTCGTCCTGGCGTGATTGCCGGAATGGCACGGCACCACAAGCGACAGCTTCGAATGGTTCAGCAGGAACTCGAGGCCAGACACCAGAAACGACTTTGCCGCCGCGATCGCTTCCGTTGGCCGTACGCCGTTCACTTCCGCGTTTTCGGCGCCGTGGATCTGGTTCGAGATGAAATCGCCCAGGAGCGCCAGGATCGCCGAGTCGATCTTGACGTCTTGCGCCAGCAGCCGGATCAGGCGTAGTCCGGACTGAAAAAACTTCGTCGCCTTGACCTGTGACCGCTCGAGATCCGAGACGTTGAGGCCGCCGATCTCCGCGCCGACCTCCTCCTCAACGTGCCAGTCGGACGCCACAAGGACCGGCGTAGCCTCGCTCGTTCCGCTGCCGGCCTTCGGCCTGATCGCGAACGTCTCGACCGGCTCCGCGACCGCGCGCGCGTCCTTGATCTCCGCCTCGAGTCGATCGATCGTCTCGAGCGCCTCGCCATACCGCGCCTTCAGCGCCGCGGACTGTTCCGCCGCCGCGCGCTTTTCGCGATCTTCCGCGAGTGTGATCTGATCGTTCTTTCGCGCGATCTTTTCAGCCGGCGGCACATCGACGCCGCGACGTCGCCAGCATGATCGGCACTTCTCGACGCCGGTTCTACTGACCGTGTGACCGCAGGAACCTATCGGCACGTTAGAGCCCTCCGTTATCCCGTTGCCACTTCGCCAAGGCCGCAAGATCGGCGGGATCTGGCCCGACGACGATCCAGCCCTGGCGCATCCGCTGTTCCGCTTCCTTCATGTCGACCAGATAGATCACGCCTGGCTCGCCCTTCGCGTTAGGAAATGCAATCAGGCAGCGAACGACCGGACGATCCACGACGCACCGCTTACTGGCCGGCGGCCTTCTTCTGGAGCTCTGCCGCGAGCAGCTTGAAGCCAGCCTCGACGAGTCCTTCGACCAGGCCGGGGTTTTTCTCGATCACCTTCACTAACGCGCTAAGAATCAAACTTCCCAAGAGTCACCATCCTTTTGGTTGAGAGACGCGATAGACCGGGCTCGTTTCGAATTGGAACGGCGCGATCTTGTCTGCCGGCTCGCCGTTGAACGGATCGAGATCACCCGCCCGAGAAAACTCCGTCGCGAACGGGGAACAGACGATCCCGCGCGTCTCGACGTTGAGGCCCACGAACTGCAACAGATCGAGCCAGCCGTACGGCCGATGCGGCGATTTCAGAAACCAGTGCATCGCCTTCGACAGGCTGAACGACGCCGGAGGCCGGCAGATCAGCGCCAGTTCGGTATTTCGCCAGGGATAGAGCCCGGTACCTTGGCCGTCGCGCGAGGCGACCGACTGAAACCCGCCGACGTAGATCTCAACGTGCGAGATGTCGTGCCACGTCTTTACCGCGATCAGGCGGCCGTACAGCCCTTTCGCGCGATACAACAAGACGTCGCCGGCCTGCACGCCGATTTCGAGCGGAGTCATACCTGCGCCTGATGGAACGTGTACGACGCCGGCACGATCGGTTCACGGTAGAACGCCGCCCGAGGCGTGACGCGATAGAGCGACGCGAACGGCACAAGGCGCCCCTGCGCCGTGAACTCTTCCGCCGTCACTGGCGGCTGCTGGAAATCGTCGAGCGTGCCCATGATCTGATGCAGGCCCGACGGATGGACGAAAACGACGCGCTTTGACATTAGAGCGCCGCGCCGGCCTTAAACGCCGTCGCCCACAATTCGTCACGGTTGACCGTCGCGCCTTCGAGCTCGTCGACACGGCCGCGCACGTCATCGACGGCCGGAGCGACTACCGCGAAGTTTTCGTCTACGGCGCGGAAACCGCCTGCCGTCGCCTCGGCGATCCGCTCGTAATCCGCGCGCAATTCGTCGTTTTCCGCGCTGAGCGTCACGAGCGCCAACTCGAGCACCTCGAGCCGCGCCGCGAGCACCGCGATATCTGTCGCTGTCGAGACGTCTTTACGCTTCGCTTTTGCCAACTGTTACCGCCCTTCGTCAGGTATCAGGATCTCCGCCGTTGCGCGGCCCCGAAGCTCCGCGCGTTGCCCGAAAACCGCCGCGATAAACACGTAATGCGCCGCCGGTTGCGCGCGCAGTTCCAGCACATGCAGCACCGGCCCGTCTTCACCCTCGATCGGCCATTGCGTCTCGCCGACCGTGCCGCCGACCGACTCCCAGGAGATCACCGCGCGCCGGTTGTCGACATCCGCCGGGATCCGCACCTCGATCCGAATGTCGCCGCGCGAGAGCATGATCTGCGGCCGCACCTTGATCGCGATCGGTTGCTCGATTGCGTCCGATCGATCGCCGCCCGTGAGCACGAGCGCCAGGACGCCGCCGAGCACCGCCGCAGACATGCGCCCCACGTTCACGCCACCTCTTTGCGGGTTTGCCGGCGAGCCGCATCCCGGCAGAGACGCGTGCAGTACTGCCGGCCGGGACGGTTCGGCGTAAAGCGCTGACCGCACTCCGCACAGACCGCGTACGACGGCTCACGCAGACCCGGCACCACGTAGCCGTACAGCGCCGCGTCATCCTCGAATGGCCCCGACGACGGCCCGTCGACGAAGCCACACGGGACGCGGCCGTCCGTGGCCGGGTAATCGTCAGGGAGCAGGGACGGCCCGTCTTTGTGCCCGTCCCATACGATGTCGAATTCCACCCCGTCAACGACTACGGTTCTCATGCGGAGAGCCCGAGCAGCTTCCGCACGTTCGGGAGCCAGTTTGCGTTGAGGCCATGCGGATCGTTGTCCGCGCCGACCGGGCACCACTTCGACGCAAAGTACGACCAGAACGCCGAGAGCCCTTCGGAGAGGCCGGCCGTTGCCGCCCAATCCGCTGACCGATGCGTCAATGACCGGCACAGCACCTCGAGCGCCTGCGCCCGGTTCTGGACGGTGGGAACCGAGCACTGTACGGCCCTGACGAACGCGTGCCCGTCGCCTTCCGCGAGTACCACCGCCTGGACCCATTCCGGCGGCAATCCCCAGCGCACGGCAACTAACTTGACGTCAGGCGCAATCGTCATATACGCCCCAGGAGCGTCTTAACGTCCGCCTTGATTTCCTTGAGATCGCCTTCCATGTTGGTCTGACGCGTCTCGACGACATCCATGCGGCCGTGTGCCCGTGTTGCCGCGAGCTCCGCCGAGGCTGCGACCGCCTCGATCCGGGCGGATACTTTCGTGATCCCGAGCTCCGCTTCGGCCTTGTGATGGGATACGCGCCCCGAGAGTTGGAGCACCCATCCCGCGGCCGCCATGACGCCGCCGACCACGAAAACACCTGCTGTCACGACCGCCGTTTGATCCATGGGAAGTTTGCGTCGGTCAAAAGAATTGACGTTGACGCCCTGAGTATAGGGTGTGTTTGCGTGAAACGCGTACTCTTTTTGTTCGCGCAAGGCGCTTTTTCGCTACACCGCCCGCGCGCGAGCGTCGCGTTATGTCTTGATAATGAAATTGACCGTCTGAAACGGCGGATTTGCCGTGCCCGTGGCTTCTGTTCCGTCAGCGCCCGACGTTACTGTGAGATCCGCCGTCGGCTGATAGCTCGAGGAGAATTGGCCCGCGCCCGCGGCCGCGCCGGTATTTAGGCGCCCGTCCGCAGACGGCGCATTGAGGGTTTTCCCCCAGCCGTCGCGCGTGACCGTGACCGTATGGGTATGAGACGGTCCCGTGTGCGTGTGATCGACCGCGCCGCCCGTCGCGCCCAGGACGTTACCCGTACCCGATGCCGCTTTCCCCATCGGGAACCGCTGTCGCAGATCCGGCAGGTTGAAGGTTGTCACGCCGTCGCCGGCCCCGAACGTCGACGCCACGACCGCAAAGAGCGCCGCGAACGTGCCGCGACTGACCGCCGAGCCGTCGCACAGCAGATACCCCGCCGGAGCCGAGGCACCGCCGTACATCGAAATATTGCCCGTCGGCACCGTCGTGCCTGCTGCGCCAGCCGTCGGCGAGGTTGTCGCCACCACGCCGTCAACGCTCCACTGCTGGGCGTCCGACGCGTCTTTCAGTTTGAACGTATAGACCAGATCCGGCGGAAGGAAAATCTCTGCCTCGCCGTTTGCGTCAAGAACGACCGGGTTTGCGTTTGGCGTGCTCAGCGTGCCATCGGTGTACGTGTTCTGTGGCGTGATCGTGCCGGAAATGAAGGCGTACAGCTTGTACCCGGCCGCAACTGCACCATTGGCCGTAAACGCTCGATAGCGAATCGCGGGAAGGCAATACCCCTGTGACATGTGTTATACTCCGCCCGGCATGCTGCGCCGTGTGTTTCTCGAGTGGCCCGCGAACGTGATCAGCGGGTATTTTTCGCTCTACCGGCTGATCCTGGCCCTGATCTGTCTCGTTACCTTGCCGCTAACGCTGGTTGCCCTGGTGCTGTGGTTTGGGTTTGGGATCCGCTGGGGTTGGTAGCCGCCGAGAGATCCGCCACCCATGCCGCGCCTGCGGCCTTATTGCCGATCGGAATCTTGAGCCCGCGCGTCAACAGCCGCACGCCCGCATCGGAGTGCAGCAGCTTCGACAGCGCCGCCGTGCCGACCTGTAACGGCACGCCGATCCATGGCGCCGACACCATGAGGCCGGCCTGGCCCATCGTCGCAACCGTGTGCGCCGTCCCGCTGGGGTTGGGATTGCTCCCGGCCATCTTTCGCAGGTTGAAGAAGTCAGACAGATCCTTCACGTAGCCGGGATCCTGGTAAAGAATCTGCTTTGTCGCCGTGCCGGTTTTCTTCCACTCCGCGAACGCCTTATCAGGCTCCATCGCGAGCAGGTTATCGAGATGCGCGCGCCCGACTTGCGGGAGCACATCCGGCGCCTGATCCGCGACCGATCGCAGCTTCGCCAGGTTCCCGTCACCGATTAGACTCTTGAGCGTCCGCGCCGGCTCCGCGTTGAGCCCGTCGAGCACGTCCGCCGCCTGATACTTCGCGACCGTCGCCGAGCGGCCCATTTTCAACGCGTCGATCGCGTCCGGACCCGCTTCAGCCGCTGTCCGCTGTACTAGACCGTCAAGATTCGTGATCGCCTGCTTCGCCGCAGCCTGGCCGGGTGTCGCGAGCGCTGGTACCTCGCCGGCTTTCCCGCCGCGCGCGAACCGCTTGAGATCCGACAGCACCGCGTCGACCGTCGAGAGCGACGCATGCGTAGGACCGTTCACGATCTTGTCGAGCGCCTGGAGCGCCGTTGCCTTGTCGCCAATGATCGAGGCCGGCGCAAGATCCCGCTGCCGGCTCAATTCGTCGTATAGCGGCTTGAGCGCCTGCTGTGCCGGCCGGAGATCGACCGGCAACGCGACCTGCATCGGCTTCGCGCCCTGCTGCCACCACTGCGTACCCGGCTGCACGCCCGCGCCGCGGAGGTAGTGCTCGAGATCCGTCGGCCCCTTCTCTGGCGAGGAATGGATTTCCTCGAGCACCGATTTCAGATCTTCGGGGTTGTCCGTTAATACGGTTTTCCACCGCGGATCCTGCCGGAGCTCGTCGACGATCTGATCGATCGGCTTGCCGCCTTCGGTGAACACGCCACGATTGCGGTAGAGGCTTTTCAGGTTGTCGTACTCGCCGCTCAGCTTTGTTGCTGTCGTGCCGGGTTGGAGATCCTTATCGAACGACCGGATCCCGCCGAGCTCGCGGATAGACGACAGCAATTCAGACGGGGAGTACTCCGCGCCTTCCGCCGACGACGCCTTCAGATCCTTCGCCGACGCGACCCGCTGATCGAACGCATCGCGCAGATCCTCGACCGTGCCGCGGTAGCCGTTCGCCTTCGCGTCTTTCAATACGCCCGAGAACACGTCGTCCTGTGTTGGCCGCGGCTTGAACGAGAACCGCATTGGCGCATCCGGATTCGGCGCCGCAGCTTCCGGCGTGATCTCGCGCAAATTCGCCGGATCCGCCTCGATTTTACGGAGCTCGCTGTACGCGGTATTCGCGAGATCTGCGTTGGCGTTGACCTGACCCAGGACGCCAGACCGCACCGCCTCGCCGGCCGCTTCCGCGCTGACCGGAGCCGAGTACCCTTTCGCCGCGAGCTGTTCGCCGAGTGTCGCGAGGCCGGCTTTTTGCGCCTCGAGCGCCTTATCAGCCACCATGCCGCCGCCGAGCGTCCGATCGGAGAGATGCTGCGCCGCCCTCGCGAAGCGATTGCCCGAGGCCGTCGCGACGTCGAGCGGGACGCCGTTCGACTCCGCGAGCGCGGCCGCGTCCGCCACACCCTGGCCGGCCGGTGCCAGCGGACCCGGTACCTTGACCTCAGACGGCACGACTGCGCCCGCCGCCATCGGTGCCACGAGCCCGGCCGTCTTGCCGAAGCCGCCCGCGATGTCACCGGAAGCGATCTGTTCGCCGGCCTTCGCGGCCGCCGGCCCGAGAATCGGGAGGAGCGCCGCGGCTCCGTGGCCCGCCGCTTCGGTGTACCGGCCCTGCTTGATGAGATCGAGCGCCTTCTCCGCCTCGCCCACCTGCGATCCGATAATGCCTTTGGCTGTGTCGATCGGATGCGCGACCGCCGACGCGACGCCCTCGAGCGCCGTAATGGGGTTGAGCGCCTCGCCGGCATTCGACAGGAACCGACCGACCGCCGAGCCCTCCGGCGCTTTCGGGGTGAAATCTTCCGCCGACACAGCGTTACCGCCCATCAGATGCGAGACGTCCTCGCCGACGCCCGGCGCGTCCATGAGATGCGAGACGTCTTCGCCAATGCCCGGAATTTGCGCCGGCATTACTTCACCCGCACCCACTTGCCGTCACGCATTTCCGCCACGCCGCCGGGAACGCCGGGAATCGGTCGCTGTTGCGCCTGCTGCTGGCCCGCGAGCCCTTGCAGGCCGTTCAACTGCTGCCGCGCCTGCGGACTGATCACGTTGATCGGCGCCGCAGAGCCCATGCCCTGGTTGTACTGATCCTGCAACGCGCCAAGCTTGCTCTCGAGCATCCCGCCGATCGTGCCGAACGCGCTTCGGAGCTCGTCCTTTGACTTCGCGTCGCCGATCGTCTTCGACCAGTCCTTAATGTCCTGTTCAGATCCGCCGGCTCCGCGCCAGACGCGCGTGAGTTCCGATGTGACGCCGTTTTTCAGCGTGTTGAAGTCATTGAGATTGACGCCGCGATCCGTCCCGCCAGGCGTCAGGGAATTTTTGAGCGAGTTGTACCAGTCGACCGAGGAGTTATCGAGCTTGTCGCC